CTTGATTTGGTTAACCACCAATCCTGTATCACTTGCTGTAGTGAATGTTCCGTGGATGGTAGTTGTGCTAGTACTGCTTTGGTGATGGACTCTTTGGTTTGGTCATTCATCTGGGTACACAGTTGTACCATTGTTCATAAACACAACTGTAAATTTATTAGTTTTAAATTGGTCATTTAATTTTCTGCATAGATTACGTGCATGACCAGGATTACTAAAACTTGTCTTCTTGTATTTAGGTGTAGCCTCATTATCTAAGTAATGTTGGCTTTTTAAATTAATAGGTTGTCTGTCATAGAACACAGCCCAGATACCGCTGGCTTCTACGATTTGGTCGCACTTGTATGTTTTCTTGTCTACAAGTTCAAGTAATATTTTGGGTTGAGTTCTACTCATTTAAATGAACCCCCAACAATCTGCACTTGAATTACCTCTTCAGGTTTATTTTGTGCGTCTACCTGCATATCTATCAATAGTTTAGCCAACTCGTCACGAAGACCTCTAGCTTCCGTTAATGGAATAACTACGTCTTTCCCCTGTCTGCTATCAACACTGGCTACTCTATCAATAAATCTTTTAATATTAATCATTGTCTGTATTTATCATGCTCAAGGCTTCGGCCTCTGTTTTATAAGGTCCTGAGTATGGATACCTTTGTATAAAGATATATTTAGGACAGAACACAACTTCTGGTTCACTTCCTTGAAGTAATACATACCACCCTGCCGCAAGATAACACTTGCTTTTTGCAGTAGGGGTAAACAAGTGAATCTTGCGCTTAATATCAACCATTGAATTGAACACACGTTTTGGAGTAGGATATTCACTTAATGGTAGTTCTTTCTTTGTCGTTATAGTAGTTGGGCGCTGAAATTCAATTTTTGTTTGCTTTTGAATAGTTGATGTATTCTTATAAAATTGTTTATTACCATTGAGTTTTACTTCAAAGCCACTGCCTTCAGCCAACACATTGCCTACCTTTTCGTGACCATCGGTAACGATCCAAAATTGATTTTTAACTACTGGCTTTGCAATTAATGTCTTTGTCATGTATATTCCTTTATTGTTTTATAGTAACAGTTTATTTTATTTTTATCAACTATTATGGTTACCAACTATTGGTCTCATAGTTCCAATGTCTGGTATCATAGATTTGTGCATCAAACCTGTATTTGAATAAACCAAAATTAATTCGTAATCCTGCATGGTCCTGACCACGGAATGAAAATCTAAATCCAAAGGATAGTAAACATTCAGGGTCTTTGTATAGTTGTAGTTCCCAGGCCTTGAATTTAGATATTAATCCATCTTTATTCCAAATGTTTTTAAAATCATTTTTGGGGTACGGATTCTCTATAGTAAAATCAATATAAATCATTTTGTCAACTGCTCCCAGGCATAATCACTTTCTTTGACATATGCAACAGGTTTAAGCCAACCATGATTAATACATTCCTGAATAAGATTTTGGTAATCTTCAGGGCATCTATTACTAATCTCAAATCCTGCCCTAGGAGTTAATGTAATGTTATCATGGCTCATGAACCAATCAGGATCTTTTGGGGTAAGTTTTTTAATCTTGTAATCATTCTTAGTCACAAACATTTTATTCTCCAAAATTAAATGAAACTAAATCTTCTACTATAATATTATCTCTAATGAAATTCATTTCTGCTAGTGATGTTGACCCAACTAGTTGTCCATTTATCACAACAGTTTCTACTTCGCCTAATTTAATATATCCAAATCTAATGGCTGGATTGTCAAACTCATACCCGAAGAAGTCTTTACCACCTCGTTCATCATAAAACTTTTTCCAATCTGACATGTATTTTTTATAATATGTTTCGTCAATTCTATTTGAAAACCAAAGAACACATGAGGCACTGTGTTTAGTTTGCGGAACAAATTGTTCTTTGGGGCAAACTAAATCTTTTGCACTAAACAATTCTCTAGCATGTCTTCCCACATGTGTGTAGTGTAATGACAAGTCTCCGAATGTAGTAACAGGGGTAAACCATTTGTAGTCTACAGGGTCTATATCACATAGTTCCCCGCCCTTATTAAAATCTAAAAATATCTTTAACTTAGAATTATCTACGCACTTAAATTCATTTTCTAGCCAATGAATGATATCATTATATTCTACGCTATAGTCATGATATTTGTTTAACTTAGGATCAAGATGTATGTTGGGAAAATGCACGTGCATCCTATTCAATACCTCTTGTTTATTTTCAACATCTAATGATTCTCTAATGATAGCATTTGGTATAGCCTCATTTAAAATATCTGCTAGTTCATATAACCGTTGTATACGTTTGTTAACTAGCGGCTTATTAGCAGTTGCACTTTTATGATTAATAGGGCATAGGTTCTTTACGGTAACTGAGTTCATCAATCGAACCCAATTTTCCACAGCTAAAACATCAGTATTAATGCGATAATTTAGTTGAGTATTCCCTGTAAAATCAAGTTGCAATATCATTTTAATTGAAATTTCTTCAAGTAATTTTTAGCCATGTCATAGTCTTCCATAGCATCATCTATTAGTGTTAACACTAATAAATTTTTTAACTGTTCAGCCATTTTTGCCTCTTCAAGTGTAATACTGTCAAGCCAATCTTCATAATCTTGATATGATTCAATACTCCACATCATATCTAGCATCTGCACTTGTTCGGGGGTAAGTCCGTTGATTTCAATGTCTCGGTCATTCATACTAATTCTCCCACGTAAGGATTATTCAACCACTTGCTGTAGGTCTCTGCCTGCTCACTGATTTTTGTAAGTTCATACCTGCCACAAAAGCGCAGGAAGTGTACACCTACTTGTGGAGTGATAGTTGTGCGTACATTTTCACGAATACGTTGGTCAACTGCTACCTTAATATCTTCGGGTTGTGCAGTCAAATCAATCAATGTACGATTGCGTTCATAGTCCTCACGCACCCTGTGTTCTATACCTTCATGGTCTACCCAGCGTTGCAACATTATATTGTTCCAATTGAATCCCCTTGCGTTTCTGTCAGCATAAGCCTCAACCAAACCCACCTTGTTTTTACTACCCTTAGTACGCACACCCGGGTAAGCACTAAACACGTTATCGCTTGCATCACCACGCATACACTTTTCGAATAAATGAAATTTGGGATCACCTAATAGTTTGGCTTCTTTTGTTTTCTTGTCTACAACAAGTCTGCCCTTTTCATCATGATATCCCTCGAGGGTGATGAATTGATTTGTGATTCCATTGTATTGGAACACGTTGTCAGTAATAAGCTGAACATAATCGGTATCGCTACTAATAATATAATGCGAGTCATTTGGATGTAAGTGAACAAAACGGGCGATGATATCGTCAGCCTCAGCCCGTTCGTGCCTGATTACGCTGACGTTGGTCTTTTCTTTGAGGTACGTTGTGAACAACTCATACGTTTCCCAAAACATTTTGTTTTCCTCAACCTCAGCCTCTGTTTGCTGTGTAGTGTCAACAATACGATTTTTCTTGTATGGACCATAGTAGTCTTTACGCCATGACCTGCCCTCTAAGCAGAACACAACATGGTCAATGCCAAACTTGCGTACAACTTGATTTACACTAGCAAGTGTCAAGTGTAGTGCCATTCCAATCTTTTCTTCTGTTGTGCTATTGCGACTTGCAATGTGACGGGCACGGAAGAATGTGTTTGCTGTATCAATGAGTGCGTATTTGTGTGTCATGTTTGTATTATATACTACTATTTAGATTATTTCAATTGTATTTGGGCAGACGTTAATCTTGCAAACACATCATCACCAAAGTTCCAACCTTCAGGCATGCTTGTTTGTAAGTCTAATTCATTGTCTAGTAACTCTGCCTCCTCATTGGTAATCAATACAATAGCCAAATTGTTTTTAATCATTTGTGCAATTTCAGTTACGCTACGCTTTTCCATAGTCATGGTAACTGCTTGATTGTATATAAGGATACAAGGTACAATATGTTCACGATATGTGTTTTCTTTTGTGCGATTCACGCTTTCACCGATGGTAATCAAATGGTCAATGCTATCACCTTCAAGTAATGCACGTGTGTTTTCTAGACCAAATCCATCTTCATTGTCAATAAAGTACTTGAAACGTTTGGCAATCTTTTCAAAGATATTGCGTTCACTTACTTCACGTGCGATTGGTTTAATTGCTTGACCACGAACCTTACGCACAATAGATTCAATAGATTCAATGATACCAACTAATATC